AAGAACCTTTAAATCCAGACAATATACAAAAACAAAAAAAACAACTGCCCGATCCTAGTGGCTGGCGACTTTTAGTTTTACCTTTTACACCAAGAGAGAAAACTAAAGGTGGAATAATTATTGCACAAGAATCATTAGAAAAATTACGTATCGCTACAAACTGTGGCTACGTTTTAAAAGTTGGACCTTTAGCATATTATGATAAAGAAAAATTTCCAACGGGTGCTTGGTGTAAAAAAGGTGATTGGGTAATATTTGCAAGATATGCCGGATCACGATTACCAATTGAAGGCGGAGAAGTCCGTTTACTAAACGACGACGAAGTTTTAGGAACTATAAAAGATCCTGAATCAGTGTTGCATAATATATAACATAGAAGGAGATAGCTATGCCAGACGTAGAAGAAAAAAAACAAGATCTAGTCGACATCGATACATCGGGTCCCGGTGCAGATGTTGATATAGAAGAAACAAAAGATGAAACAGTAGTTGAAGAAACTAAACAAGAAGAAGAAGTAAAAGAAGAACCAAAGGTAGAAGAAAAAGTTGAAGCGAGTAAAGAGAAACCAGAAACGAAAAAAGAAGAACTAGAAGAATATAGTGAAGGAGTTCAAAAAAGAATTGCTAAACTAACTAAGAAATGGCGTGAGGCAGAAAGACAAAGAGAAGCTGCTTTAGAATTTGCTAAAGGTGGTCAAACTGAACTAGAAAAATTAAAAGAAAAACTATCTAAGTTAGAACCTGGTTATGTAAATGCCATGGAAGGTAAATTAAAAACTGGTTTAGAAGCAGCTAAAGCACAATTATTAAGAGCAAGAGAAGCTGGAGATATTAATGCTGAAGTTGAAGCGCAAAAAGAAATAGCTAGAATTGGTGTTGAAGAATCTAAAGTTAATACTTTAAAAAACAGATACCAACAACAAGCTGATGCAAAACTAGTTGCACCAAAAACATTAGATCAAGCTATCCAAACACCACCTTCTGATCCAAAAGCAGAAGCATGGGCGGATAAAAATGAATGGTTTGGTAAAGATAATGCAATGACTTATACTGCATTTGATTTACATGATAAGCTAACTAAACAAGAAGGCTTTGACCCACATTCAGACGATTATTATAAGGAAATAGATAGACGAATGCGTCTTGACTTTCCTCATAAGTTTGATAAACAAGAAGTATCGGACCAAACGGCCAAACCGACACAAACAGTAGCGTCAGCAACGCGAAGTGTCAAACCTGGTCGCCAAACTGTGAGACTCACTTCATCGCAGGTAGCAATTGCTAAAAAATTAGGAGTGCCATTAGAAGAGTATGCGAAACAATTAAAAATCACGAAGGAGGCATAAGCATATGAGTACAGATAAAATAAAAACTTCCCGTGCGAGTCAAACTAGAGTTAAGACAGCTAAAAAAACAGTTTGGACTCCACCGTCATCTTTAGATGCACCCCCTGCACCAGACGGGTACCATCATAGATGGATAAGAGCCGAGACTATGGGTTTTGACGATACAAAAAACATGGCCGGTAAACTGAGATCAGGTTATGAATTAGTAAGAGCTGATGAATATCCAGAAATCGACTATCCAACTATTAACGATGGAAAATACAAGGGCGTGATCGGAGTTGGTGGCCTATTGCTGGCTAGGATATCGATAGAGTTAGTTAAATCGCGTGAGGAATATTTTAATAACCTTACAAAAGCAAAAGACGAAGCGATTGATAACGACCTCTTGAAGGAACAGCACCCAGGTATGCCTATCGACATTGATAGACAGACTCGTGTAACCTTCGGTGGTACAAAAAAGAACTAATAATTTTTTAGTAATTTTTGCCAACGAATTAAACTAACCGTGACTGGAGGTCCGCAAGGACAGGTCACATAAGGAGATAATAATATGGCAAACCAAGACGCAGCTTTCGGATTAAAACCCCTAGGCAAAATTGGTCAATCAGCTGATAACAACGCCGCTACTGAGTATGAAGTAGCAGCATGTGCATCTGCTTTTTCTCAAAACGATTGTATGGTAGCTCTAGCAGCTGGTACAGTTGGAATTGGAGCGAATACAGATAACGGAGTTCTTTTGGGCTCTATGCAAGGTGTTTTTTTCACTGACGCGACTACAAGTAAACCAACATTTGCTAATCACTTAGTAGCTTCAAACGCAGCTACTGATATCAAAGCATTTGTTACTGACGATCCTTTTCAAGTTTATGAAATACAATCGGCAGCAACTGGCGCAACTCAACAATTAGACGTTTTCACAAACGCTGATTTAACTGTTGCAGCAGGTGCTACACCGCATTTCGTTTCTAAAACTGAATTAACGGATACACAATCAACAACTACAGCTAACTTGCGAATCATCGGAGTTTCTGACGATCCTGACAATAGCGATTTATCATCAGCTAATTGTAATTTTAAAGTGATCATTGCAGAACATTTCTACATGACCGCAACTGGCGTATAATAGCAGGATAGGAGAATAAATTATGGCTATATCAAGAGGACAACTAGTTAAAGAACTAGAGCCAGGTTTGAATGCACTATTCGGCTTGGAATACAACAACTATGCTAATGAGCATGCGGAAATTTTCGACACTGAAAACAGTGACAGAGCTTTTGAAGAAGAAGTAATGTTATCTGGTTTCGCGAATGCACCAATCAAAGCTGAAGGAACTTCAGTTTCATTTGATAATGCACAAGAAACTTTCACAGCTCGTTACACACATGAAACACTTGCTTTGGCATTTGCGATCACTGAAGAAGCTATCGAAGATAATCTTTACGATAGACTTGCTTCAAGATACACAAAAGCTTTAGCGAGATCAATGGCTAACACTAAACAAGTGAAAGCTGCTAATGTGTTAAACAACGCTTTCGGAACAGCAAATGGTGGAGATGGTAAAGAGCTTTGCGCTACAGATCACCCTATCGCTGCTGGAACAGACAGAAATGAATTGTCTACTGCGGCGGATCTTAACGAAACTTCATTGGAGCAATCTTTAATAGATATCGCTGCAATGACTGACGAAAGAGGTCTTAAAATTGCGGCTCAAGGAGTGAAAATGATCGTTCCTTCTGCTCTTCAATTTACTGCAGAGAGATTAATGAAGTCTTCGCAAAGAGTTGGAACAGCTGACAATGATATCAATGCAGTTGTATCTAAAGGAATGGTTCCACAAGGATATGTGGTTAACCATTACTTAACAGATACAGACGCGTTCTTTATCAAAACAGACGTGCCTAATGGATTAAAACATTTCGTTAGATCACCGATGAAAACAGCTATGGAAGGCGACTTCACAACTGGAAACGTAAGATACAAAGCTAGAGAGAGATACTCATTTGGGTTCTCTGACTGGAGAGGTATTTTCGGATCACCAGGAGCATAATCATAACATTTTTGTGGCGGGACATAGTTCCGCCACAATTCAATTTTAGAAAGATATAATCATGAAAAATTTCTTAGTTAACATCTGGGCTTACGATCATCACGCTAGATTCAACGTTTTTGCTGAAGATTCAGCAGAATCTGTTGAACAATCTATCCTTGACAAGATTGGAGAAAAGAGTATAAACTGGGAGTATCTCGGAAACAACTATAACAACGAGATAAATCGAATAACTTTTGAGGAGGTTATTAATGATACAAGACCTATACAAACAAAAAAGGTCCTTGGAGTTGAAGTGGGAACAGGAACATATTGATGAAGGTAGATACACTCTCAATATGGTTAGACTTGACGATAAAATTAGGCAAGTCATTACTGAAATTAAGCTTGAAGAAGCTGAAATTGCTCACAGGCAAAATAGCGTTGAAGGCGCTGCTCCACAAGTTTCTGTAGCTACTTAAGTCACAAAGCTACATCGCTGAAATCGCACTTTCTTTACAGGCTCTCTTGCACTCTACTAAAAACTGTTGTACAAATATCACACTATACAAATTAAAATAAATTAAATGTAGACGCGTATAGTCGACATTCCCTAGGGACTACATTTAAAATATCTAGGAGGATATTAATATGGCAAATACAACTTTTTCAGGTCCAATAAGATCTGAAGATACTTTTAAAACAATCAGTAAAAACTCTAGCACTGGAGCAATCACTGAAATTATTACTTTAGGTGATGGACCTGTTGCATTAGGAGATGAGAATAAAACTCTTGATAACGCAACACATAGTGGAAGAACTCTTGTAGTTCCTGCACTTGGAGCTAATAGAACTATAACTTTACCAGCGCCAGTTGCTGGCTCTCACTTTAAATTTATTTATGGTGGTGCTGCGGAAGAAGCAGAAAATTTAATTATAATAACACCAGGAAATAG